TTACTCGTCAAAAATGGCTATGGCATCATGTTTTTTCTGAGTATATAAATGACTATACGTACCCATTGTTTCGGTTATTTGAGCATGACGCATTAATGATTGTAGTACGAATATATCTACACCGTTATTTGCTAGGTAAGATGCATATGAATGTCTTAGGGCATGTATGCTATAATTAGGAAAAGCCTTGTTAAATTTTTTATGAACATGGCTATAATGTTTAGGGGCAAGTCCGCCAAATATAAAATAGTTTTGTTCATCAAAATATTTGTTCATCTGTTTTTCACGTTGGTAGCGTTCAGATAACATTTCATTGATAAATTTAGGTAAAGGTACTATATCTTCAGAACTATCTGTTTTAGGCCGAGGGTATATTGACCGATTAGAGATGTCCATCGTTTTATTGATGGATATTTCTTTTTTATATTTATTGTAGTCTGTCCAAACTAAAGCCATCGCTTCGCCGACTCTTAAACCTGTATAAAACATCAAAGTAAATAGTTCCCGATAATCTTGTTCTTCTACTTCTTTTACACGATCTTCAAATTCTTCTCTCATCATAAAGTTTGGTTTAGGCTTAGTACGTGGGATAGGTTTAATTGATATAGTTGGGTCGATGCGCAATCCAAAATACTTTTTAGCATAATTGATAACCACTTTAAACCCTGACCAAATTGTACGCGCGCTGTTAAAAGAATTGATATTATCCATAAGATACTTTCTGAACTCTTGGCATTGTTGCTGAGTAATTTTGTTCATCTTGATGTGCCCAAACTTCGGTTTTATATGCAGTTTGTATTCATTCTCTTTCCGTTTTCTAGTTTTAGGCCGCAGGTCACTATTGTCTAAATAATGATAAAATGTATATTCATATGTGTTCGAATCACTATAGCCTTCGTTGACTTCTGTTAAAAATTCAGCTTCTGCGCTTTTAGCCTCACGTTTAGTCTTAAATCCTCGTTTTAATTTCCTTTTGTTATTGCCGTAAATATCTTTGTATCTAACAGTAAAGTACCATTTATCGCTTTTGTCGTCTTTGTACACCGGCATTTCGTCATTCCTCCTCAAAAAAAGTAAAAAAATAATAAGGGTACGTGGGAGGTACCCGTGTAATGTTAAATAGTCATTTTTCATGTTATAATAAATTAAAAAGTAGGTGAAACGAATGTCTCCTAAAGTAAAAGCCAGAAAAAAACCTGTTGTAGTCGATGCAGAAAAAGCTAAAAAAACAACTTTTATTGATACTTTAGAAGGTCGTATGAAAGCTGAAAAAGGAGACTGGATTATCACCGGAGTAAACGGTGAACAATATCCAGTCAAACCTGATATTTTCGAAAAAACTTATGAAGTGCTTCCCGATTAAACTTCGAGAAGTGCTTTTTTAATAGCTTCATATGTAAAAGAATATGCCCAATGTACATTCTTTCCATAAATTTCTATAGGTGACTTATAACTTCTATCAATTTTTATTGCAACAATAGGCTTGTTTAAGTCATAAGCTGTTGCTAATTCCCAATTTACCCATTCGGATCCAAAAGTGTTTTTCCCAATAATACATATAACCTTATTAGAATCTTTGATTTTCTCTTTGATTCTTCTTTTTATATAATAAGCATCTGTAGAATTTATGCTTATTCCAATACTAGTATCTTCAAACTTTATATCGAAGAAATTCTTGTTTGGATTTTCAGACCACCCTACTAATAAATTTTTGTATCTTGAACCTTCATCATCCGCCCTATAACTTACAAATAATTTTCCTAACATCTTTCTTCCTCCTTAATATCCTGTCTCATCGTTTGCCAATTGATATTCTCATTAGAAATAATCGATTCAACACGTGAGACTAAAAGTTTTATCGGTTCTTTCTCGTTATCATAAGGTTCAACATTATATAAGTATAAGTATTTTTCATGTTTTAACACTTCACATGTAGTCCTATATTGAATATAATTTTCATGGAATTTCTTTATACTACTGATTGATTGAGATATCACAATGAGCAAACCTAATATTGATGTAGCGATAGTAAAAGTTAAAGTATTAAATACTAGCGAAAAAGGGGTTATTGCTGGTATTAATGCACCTGCAATAATTTGTATATATTTATTTAAATTGTAATTTTTTTGGCAAGACATGCTTTTGCTATCATACCAATTGATTTGATCTTCTAACCTATCACGAAGATAACTCTCCATCCCTCAACCTCCAATTTAATAGGGTAGGCGTGCTAGCCCTTTAAAAATCATTTGTTCGCTATAACTTTTAACAATTCAATGATTTCTTCGTTCTGTTTTATAATTTTGTCATTTTGAGCTATTTGTATAAAATTTTGTTTTTGATGGGTCATATAATAATTATATGTAGCTTGTTTTTCCATATTAAATGTCAGTTGACCAAAAGCATGGTAAAATTTATCAAAGTTTGCTAATATCTGCTGCTTTTGAAAGACTTCTATTGTAGTGTTTGAAGGATTGTAAATACCTTGAGTAGCAAAGAATTTAGTTATTTTCTCTTTTTGAGATTCTTTGCTCTCTTTAATTTTAAGTTGCTTGGTTTTTACTTGTTCTTCTTTAAGTCTTTTTTCTTCTTTTAAAAGATCAATTGGATTGTCGTTTAGCCATTCCCAAACAACATTATCTTTTTGTTCACGTGTTAAAGATTTGTACACCTGCTTTTCTTCTGTTGTTAATGTTCCTTTATACTTATTTTCATTCCAATTTATTTTAGTTTGTTCTTTAAAATTTCTAGTCATTATGTATCACTCCTTGTTTTTATATAAAGCGCCTTGAGGGCGCTAAATACTACAATATAACTTTTCCTGCTACTTTAATATCGTGACTACTATCAAAATGTAAATCAGGATATTTTGAATTCAAAGATACCAAACGTATACCTTCTTCATTGATAAACACCTTTTTTAAATAAGCCTCACCATCAATGACAAATATACCAATTTGACCACTGTTGATTTGCTTTGTTTTATCGATAAAGATAATCTCTTTATCTTCAAACAATGGTTCCATTGAATCACCGTTAACTTGCAATGCAAAGTCGTGGTTAGGTATGTTTCCGTTGTACTGCGTCGTGAACTCGACACCATCTATTAACGTTTCGCCTGTACCGGCTGAAGCATAGCCGTATACAGCAACTTCTTCGGATATTACATTGTGTGAATTGATATGTAAAACTTTGTTATTTTGCTCATTTAATTGCTCGTTAGCAAAGTCTAGTACACGTTTTTGACGAGGAGGTGTGAGTTTGTCGTATATTGAAGTGATTGAGTTTTCATCTTTATATGTAGTGTCTATGTCACTTTTTCCAACTCCGAAAACGTCAGCTATTCTTTGTATAACTCCGTGCGAAGGGTTTGAGCGTAAATTTAAATAATCGCTTAAAGTGGATGGTTTTATATTAATTAATTCAGCAAGTTTCTTTTGAGACATGTTTGAATCGTCGAGGAATCTTCTAATATTTTTGGCAATGATAATATTTCTTTCCTTATTCATTTTTCTTACCTCCTTTTTTCTTATTATACGAAATTTTCATATCATAGTAAAGAAATTTACGAAAAAAACGTATTTTGTGTTGACAGTACGAAAATTTCGTATTATATTAGTATTACCGAAAGGCGGTGACAACATGAAAACATTAAAAGAGTTGAGAACTGATTACGGGTTGACTCAAGAAGAGTTAGGAGATTTATTTAGCGTCTCATCACGTACAATTCAAAATATGGAAAAAGACTCTACTAACATTAAAGACAGTTTACTTTCCAAATATATGCGCGCTTTTAATGTTAAATACGATGATATTTTTTTAGGCAACGAATACGAAAATTTCGTATTTATGAACAACAAAAAACAATCAATCATTTTAGCATTTAAAGAAAAAGAAAAAGTCACAACTTAAAAAGGAGGATTAACATGTTTTCTTTAATCGTAAGCATTTTAGCAATAATTCTATCAATTATCACAATAGCAATTAATTCAAATGATAAGTAATCAAGGAGGGACAATTATGGAAAAGAAAAAGATAGATTTGAGGTCTCTAACTAAAGATGAATTTGAAGGTATTCGTATTCCAGTATTATTTTTAAAAATTCAACTTTTTTTCGTTGAAAACGATATAAGCGAAGAGGACTGCAAGGTACTAGCTCGCATGCTCAACGCTTATTACGAAGATTAAATTCTTAAATCATTTCTGATTTTAAGACCGTTAGATTTTTGTCCAGATTTTTTCTTCTTTTGTTCATCGACAATAGTTTGATTGTATTCAACTGCTCGCTCAAAAGCTTTTATATACAAATCAAAATAGTGTTCAACAGAAGAATCTGCGTTTTCTACTTTTGAAACATTTGGGTTAGAAATAAAAGCAGATGCAAACTTATCTGGATTAATAAATTGTTCCATTATGTAACACCCCCAATCCAACGCAGTAGCGTTAGATACATTATACACAACACTTTAACAGAAAGGAGCATTTAAAAATGCAGAATTTACAAACATTCAATTTTGAAGATTTACCAGTAAGAACATTAACGATTGAAAATGAGCCATACGTCGTTGGTAATGAAGTGGCCAAAATTTTAGGTTACTCAAATTATAGAAATGCAATTAATAACCATGTAGAAGAAGAAGATAAGCTACGTACTCAAATTGAGTACGCAGGTCAGGTAAGAACAGTAACTTTAATTAACGAATCAGGACTATATAGCCTTATTTTCGACGCTTCAAAACAAAGCAAAAACGAAAACATTAGGAAAATAGCAAGAAAGTTTAAACGTTGGGTAACTTCGGAAGTTTTGCCGGCAATTAGAAAAACAGGAACGTATCAAGTCCCAAGTGATCCTATGCAAGCGCTGGAATTAATGTTCGAAGCTACTAAACAAACCAAAGAGGAAATCGAAAGTGTGAAAGCAGACGTTATTGATTTAAAAGATAACCAAAAACTTGATGCAGGCGAATATGGTTTGGTTACTAAAACTATACATCAACGCGTTGCATACATTAGACAAATTCACGGATTACCTAATAGCAAAGAGGTTAATAAACCACTTTACCAAAACATTAACAATGATGTAAATACAATGGCCGGAATTAAAACGAGAACGCAGTTAAGACAGAAACATTTTAACGATGTAATGGAAATCATTACAAATTGGTTTCCATCACAATCAACAATGTACGTAATTAGACAACTTGAAATGGACTTTGAGGAGGGGGGCAAATGAAAAAGCAATTTTTGACCATAAAGGAATTACAGGTTCTAACTGGTGTGTCGAAAAGTAAGGCTACATCTATTACTAGAGCTTTAAATGAAGAAATGGAAGAAGAAGGATTTGTTGCTATTAGAGGTAAAATTCCAATTCAATTAGCACGCGAAAAATTTCCGTATAACGATTTGTCAGATGAAGCTGTTAAAGAATTGGAGGAACAGGCATGCAATATTTGATTGCATGGTTCAACACTGTCGCAGTCGCTATCGTTTTAACGACCATTCTAGCTTTTGCAGGCATGTACTTCACTACTATTCTGTTTGTCGTAATACTAGCAGAAGCGGTGACGTATAACTTAACTAAGTATGTGTACGACACATTAAAAAAGACTGAGTGCTAATGGCAGTTAGCAAACAGTCGAGGATAGTAATTTCGCATAAATATCTATCCTCAATATACAACGAAACAGGAGGATTATCAAATGTATTTTCCAAACGGAGAAGAATTTTCAGGAATCATCGAAGTAGAAGGCTTCAAATTCCGTAAGCACGTTACTAGACAAGATGATTACATCTTGATTGAAATCACTGACATGACATACAAAATCATCGCAGAAACGAAAGTATACGATGTCTCAGATATAGACATCGCACAAGAAGTTATTAACGTAGCAATTTATGACTTTATCGAAAACGAAACAGATGACTTAGACAAAATCATGGCACAACTCATAAAAAACTAGGAGGAATAAACATGGAAAAAGAAAAAATGTTAATCACATTAGAAAGATACGACCAACTCATCGCAGAAAGAGCGGTTTACAAAAATGAAGCTCAACGTTTAGAAGATGAAAATATCGAGCTTAAAGCTCAAATTAAGGATTTGGAAGAAGAGAATAATAAAATTCCATCGATTCATTTCAACACACCAAAAACTACTGATGAAGAGGAGGTGTTAATCGTTGACGACACTATTTAATTTGACAGACGCGTATCAACAAGTTTATGACCTCATAGCTGAACAAGGTGATGAGACTGTGCTAATCGAGACACTACAAAGCATCAATGACGCTTTAGAGGAGAAAGCGGACGGATATGTAGCTGTAATCAAAACACTGGAAGCTGACAACGTCGCTATTGATGAAGAAATCAAACGCCTACGTCAACGTAAGACATCAAACCAAAACGGAATCAGCAGGCTTAAAGAATCATTGCAGTTCGCAATGGAATCAACAGGTAAAGAGAAATTCAAAACAGCATTGAATAGTTACAGTATCGCAAACAATCCGCCGAGCTTAGACGTTACCGAAGAATCATTGATACCGAAAGAATACTGGGTATCGCAAGCACCGAAATTAAACAAAAAAGACTTGCTCAAAGACATCAAGAATGGTGCTGACATCAAAGGCGTCGAAGTAAAACAGACTAGAAGTTTGAGGGTGAGATAGATGAGTGAGCTCAATTTATACCAAAAAATTGCTGATGTTAAAGCAAATATTGATGGTTTTACCAAAGATACAAAAGGATACAACTACACTTACGTTAGCGGTTCACAAGTGTTGCATCGTATTCGTTCGAAAATGATTGAACATAATCTATTGCTTGTACCAAAAACATTAGAAGAGACATATTCAGTCGAGGACGTAACAAGATACAGTCCTAAGTACAAAAAACAAGTAACCACAACCGAATATACAGTAAAAGTTAAATTGATTTATACATGGATCAATGCGGATAAACCGGAAGAACAATTAGAGCTCCCGTTTTTCGCAATCGGTCAACAAGATGACCCTGCCAAAGCGCTAGGGACTGCATTAACTTATTCTGAACGTTATTTCTTAATGAAATTCTTCAATATCCCTACGGACGAAGACGATGCAGATGCTAAACAAAAGAAGGAGCAATATACAAAGCCTGATGCAAAAGCGATTAGGACATTGAAAGAAGAGATGCTCAAATTTAGCGAATTGATGCAATCATTAGGCAAGCAAGTAACAATTGATGACGTTCAAAATCAATTAGGTATTAGCGATATTCAAGCGTTAACTAATGCACAAATTAGTGCACTCATCAAAAAGTTAGACAATTGGACTAAACAAGCAAAGGAGAATGAATAATGATCAACAGAGTCGTATTGGTAGGTCGATTAACAAAAGACCCGGAATTCAGAACGACGCAATCAGGCGTGGAGGTAGCAACATTTACATTGGCAGTTAACCGCAATTACAAAAATAAAAACGGAGAACAACAAGCAGACTTTATAAACTGTATTGTTTTTCGTAAGCAAGCAGAAAATGTGAACAACTATCTAAATAAAGGAAATCTAGCTGGCGTTGATGGTCGCTTACAATCACGCAGTTACGAAAACCAAGAAGGCCGACGTATATTCGTTACAGAAGTGATTTGTGATAGCGTGCAATTTTTAGAGTCTAAAAATAACAATCAATCTAACAACCAACCACAACAACAAAGAGGTCAAGCGCCTGCACAAGATAATCCATTCACTAACGCAAATAATCCGATTGACATCGACGATGAAGATTTACCCTTTTGACAAACCTACTGAAAAACAAATTGAATATGCTCAATATTTGCAGTCGTATATTCAAGATGACACAAGTATAACGCATATGAGCAAAGATGAATTGAGCTCATATATAAAATTCATCAAACCACAAGCAGAAGAAATAATGGACGAATTGCGTGGTCATGTAGATGACATCTGGTAGGTGATTAGATGCCTTTAATTACAAGCTACATCACTCAAGATGACGGCACGACAACTGTTGTCATCTCGGGTGTTGAATTAGGCAACAAAGAAACATTATTACTGGACAACGGGCTTGATGTAGAAGTCGAGGTCAAGCCCATTGATCCATACGCTATAACGGATAAACAAAGGCGTAAAATATTCGCCTTGTGCAACGACATAGAAGAGTTTACAGGGCAACCACGTGAGTATATGCGTTATATGTTTATGGACTATGTCTCGTTTGTTGAGGGTTACGACAGACTATCACTTAGTAATTGCAGCAGGACACAAGCTAAACAAGTTATTGAAGTCATACTCGATTGGGTCTTTTATAACGACATACCGCTGAACCACAAGACAAGTGACTTGTTAAAAAATGATAAGTCATTCTTGTATTGGGCTACTGTTAACAGAAACTGCGCAATATGTGGTAAGCCTCACAGTGATTTAGCACATTATCAAGCGGTAGGTAGAGGGCGTAATAGACGCAAAATAGACCATACAGATAATAAGGTACTTGCGTTATGCCATAGACATCATACAGAACAGCACAATATAGGCATGGACAGTTTTAACGATAGATATCACTTACACGACAGTTGGGTCGATGTAGATGATCGACTAAACAAAATGCTGAAAGGAGGAAAAGCGAATGAATAAATTACAAGTCATAAAAATAGCACTCCTAATCGTCATCTTGGCGGAGGAGATTAGGAATGCTAGGGATAATAAAAAATTTGTTCCGGAAGATTCAAGAGATTTTCACGAAACAAGAAAACCAAGTATGAAAAATCCTAATTAAAAAATATTGTTATTAATAAAATCCCACTGTTTTTTTGTTAACCATCCTTGTTTGTTATTCACTATTTCTGTAACAAACATTTTATCACCTGAATCGAGATAAGGTTTTAACTTATCTACTATTTCTGAAGGAGTTAATCGGGAACGAAACAAAAATGAAGATTGCCAATAATTGCAATAACCATTAGAAATTTCTTTTTTTATAACATTTCTTAACTCTTCATATTTTTGTCCAGGTGAATTTAAATCATACGTCAACATAAAAGGCTTTTCCATGTTTTTCACCCCCAATCTAACGTAGTAGCGTTAGATATATTATACACAACATTTTAAAAGGAAGGAGCATCAAAATGACTGACCAACCGAGTTACTATTCGATAATTACAGCCAACGTTAGATATGATAACCGTCTTACGGACAGTGAAAAGTTATTGTTTGCAGAAATCACATCATTAAGTAACAAATATGGATACTGTACAGCGAGTAATGGTTACTTTGCGAAACTATATGAAGTTACGAAAGTTACAGTGTCACGTCGTATAGCTAATTTAAAAGAATGTGGATATTTACAAGTTGAAATCATTAGAGAAGGAAATGAAATCAAACAAAGAAAGATGTACCCCTTAACAGAAATGATAAGACCTATTAACACAAATGATAATACCCCTATTAACAATTCTGTTAATACCCCTATTATCACAAATGTTAAAGAGAATAATACAAGTAATAATAATACAAGTATTAATAATATAAATAGAATAGATATATTGTCGGGAGACCCGACCTCATATCCTTACCGTGACGTAATTGACTACCTTAACAAACAGACAGATAAGCAATACAAACCAACTACTAAAAAGAATCAAACAGTCATACGAGCTAGAACAGATGAGGGTTTTACACTAGATGATTTTAAAAAAGTGATTGATAACAAAGTAGCGGAGTGGAAAGGTACAGACATGGAAAAGTACCTGCGTCCTGAAACGCTATTCGGTACAAAATTTGAGGGTTACCTTAATCAAGGATTACAACCTAGTGGCATGGATCAACTAGAAAGAATGAAGTACGACGAAAGCTATTGGGATTGAGGTGATTAGATGCAAAGAATGCTAAGTAATATAACTAGTAAGAGTCTAGGGAAGTACCAACCTGTCGAGTCTAAATATAATTTGACGTGTGAGAAATGCGGACGTAAATATGATTGGTTTAAATTTGCTAATGGTTACGAGTATAAAGACGGTTGCGAATGTGAAATACAGAAACAAGCGTATGAAGAACGCAAACGAAATGAACAAAGAAAATTGAATTATATTTTTAATCAATCTAACGTCAATCCGTCTCTATCTACAGCTACTGTGAATAATTACAAACCACAAAATGAGAATCAAGTACAAGCTAAACAGACAGCGATAGAATACGTTAAAACATTCTCGATAGATAAACCTAAGTCATTAATATTACAGGGGTCATATGGTACTGGAAAAAGCCATCTAGCATATGCAATAGCTAAGGCGGTTAAGAAACAAGGTTATACAGCCGCATTTATGCATATACCAATGTTAATGGATCGCATCAAAGCGACCTACAACAAAAATGCAACTGAAACAACTGACGAGCTTGTAAGTCTTTTAAGTAGTATTGATTTGCTCGTATTGGACGATATGGGCGTAGAGAACACAGAACATACGCTTAATAAGTTATTTAGCATTGTGGATAATCGTGTTGGTAAGAACAACATATTTACAACCAATTTTAGTAACAAAGAATTAAATCAAAATACGAACTGGCAGCGTATCAATTCACGAATGAAACATAATGCTAGAACAGTAAAAGTAATCGGCGATGATTACAGGGAGCGTGACGCATGGTAATCACATCAATTACAAAAGAGTTTTTGAAAGAAAATCTTGAGTGTTCAGATGTGTATGCTCAGAAAATGCTTGAGTGGGCACAGGGCGACGATAAAAGGTTATATGACCTATTTATCCAAAAGAGAATTGAACGTAACACACGGCAGAGTATGACGATATTAGAGGTGGATTAAGTGACGGAAACAAGAATAGAAATCTTTTACAAAGATGAGAAATATTTTGATAAGCCTATGGGGTCACCTAGACCCCGCTTTAGAAGAGTGAAGCAGTTTGTGCAGACATATATGCCTACGCATTATACAAAGCACAAGAATTTCATTGCTGATCAAATGCCGGATTTAAAAAGTGAAAGAGATATTAAGTTGACAGTCGGGTTTTACTTTCCACCTTTAAAAAGTTGGTCGAAGAAAAAGTTAACTGCAATGTTAACAAGATACAAAAACACAAAACCTGATTTAGATAACTTGTTAAAGACAGTGCTTGACGCTGGTAATGGCAAGCTATGGAATGATGATAATCAAATTGTTGAAATCAGAACATTCAAAAAATGGAGTGAAACAGCACGGACGGTGCTGATTATCGAGGAGCTGAACGACGATGAATAAGATGGATAACTTATACAACAGCAACAAAGAACCAGTTGTAGTAGTTAGTCGGAATATTGACGGACAATATCACATCAAAGGATTAGACAACACACAACTAGCGCACATCAATCGTACTGTTGACGATATAGATGACTTCAAAAGTACATTCAATCTTTTGAGTTTTGAAGAATTAGGGCAGTTAGATTTGATGGAATTACTGGATTTTTAGGAGTGGAATAATGGCACAAAAATTAGAGATTTTTACAAAAGAACAAGAAGAAATGATGGAACAAAACGGCATACCTAGAGCGATAGCAAGAAGTCGTGTGAGAAGAATGGGGTGGAGTCCTGAAGAAGCTGTCACTACACCTATCCGAGAAAAGCTTGTGAGTTATACGGATTTCCCAAAACCACCTACTCCTCCGAAAGTGGCTTATATGCGCTTTATGGATAGTCGTAAAGACAAGTCGCATTTAGTTAAGTACCCGCAGTCAGTAGAACCTAGCGACTTCTATAAATATTTGAAAAGACAGGTGTTGTGGTCATGAAGATAAGAAGTGTAGACGGGCGAATCATACTAACTGATGAGCAAGTTCAAACGATGCAAAAAAATCAGTTAAAGCGTGGCCATGTATATAACAGAGTAATTAATTTAGGGTGGTCAGTCGATAAGGCTGTTAGTACGCCAGTAAGGAGCGGAAAATGAATAATGAATGCGAATACTGTCAACCGTCACATAAAAGAAAATTTATCAAGTTAAGATTTTTCAAAGGGTTTAAAACGGATAACTATTTAAATTATTCATTGCGAATTGGAAAAAGTTTTAAATGGGCAAAATTTAAGAAACATAAATTGATGTTATTGGATCACGGCGAAGTGTGTGCGCATATAGATATCAATTATTGCCCAATATGTGGACGGAAATTAAAAGGAGACGCAAATAATGGAAATTAAAGATTTGAAAATAAACGATGAAGTAAGCGTTAAGGTTAGCACGCAGCGACTTAGAGACACAGACGATGAAAAATGGATTTACGAACCGATATTCGAAACGGCGAAAGTTGTAGAAGTGAATAAAGACGGATTGTTTGCATCAATTGTTTTTGCTGATGGTAAGTGGGGCGAGCTTGACAAAGATACAGAATGGTACCTGATTCCGAGCAATACAAAAATTGCTACACATGAGCGACCTGCTATAAAGAAACCACATCACTATGTGTTTGAAGATGGTACTGAGGCTATAAAAATTATCAACATGTTGGTGAAAAGATACAAACAATCTACAGTCGCAGCGCAAATTTATAACGCAATAAAGTACATCATTAGAGCGCCTTTTAAAAATGGAGTTGAAGATTTAAAAAAGGCGAAAGAAAGCATAAATTTCGCTATCAAATTTTGGGACGACAAAGAAATGGAGTATAAAAAATGAACGTTACGAATGAGGTCAACAAAATATTAAACATCAAAGATAGTTATCAAGCGCCCAAAAGACTAATGGACATCTTGTGTGGTGATAGAGATGAACGAGACAAAGTGTTTAAACAATTTCTAGAGTTATTCAAATATGACGTTACATTCGATTGGTTCCATGAGTACTTTCAAGACGAACATGCAGACCGTAAAAAGAAGAAGCAAGACTTTACACCCCAGTCAATTTCAAAGTTGCTTTCTGAAATAGTTAACGGCGAAGATGGTACTTATTACGAACCCGCAGCAGGAACTGGAGGAATCTTAATTCAAAAATGGGATGACGACAGAATGAAGCACTCACCTCTTGAATATATGCCCTCGTTTTACTTCTATACCGCTGAGGAGTTAAGCGATAGAACAATACCATTCTTATTATTCAACATGCTAATAAGAGGCATGAACGGGCTTGTGGTACAGTGTGATGTTTTAACGCGTGAAGCTTATGGTGCGTGGTTTATACAAAATGATGATAATGATCACTTCCATTTTTCATCACTGAATAAATTGTCGCCAAACGAAATGATTGAACGTGAGTTAAACGTGACGTTTGTAGACGACAATTATCCGCACATTATGCAGACAACGAAGTGGCCTGAGTGGCTAGGTGATGTGAATGAGTACATCCCATCGTGATTTAAGCAATGTTAAACGTGCGAAATATAAATACAACACAGCAGGCAAGACGCCGACAGAATTACAAAAGGAATTACGCAAACGTGGCGTACGTGGTTTTGTGGTTAACGTCAGTCACAATCGCGTAACGATGTTAGTAGACAGACGTGATGTTAAACGGAATAAGGAGTGTATGAGATGTCTAACGAGTACAGAGACGCGCAAATAGTAAAGCATGCACTGCAATATTATATAAACCGTCCGAATGCTAGTGAACTAGATTTGAAACGTGAGCAAAAAGTTTTGGATAAGATAACTAATCAAGTAAAGGATATGCAAGAAAATTGGGATATAAAAAACAAGGAGGAACGAAAATGAAAATTAAATTAACAAAGGAATTTAAACTATTAGAACTCATCGAATACATTAAGAAAAATGAGATAGCAGACAAAGTGTTTTTTGATAATAAAGGTAAAGGAAAAGTGGTGGTTGGTGATGATAGATACCTTTATATGTCTGACTTAAACCTAACTGACACTTTTACCGTCGAAGTAGAGAAAGTAATTACGGAGGAGACTGTTATTCCTTTGTTAGTAGAAACATATTTAAGTTCAAAAGGAGAGCCTTCTTGTTATTCCTACAGAAACAAAAGCATAAATTATATTTTAGAGAACAATAAGTATTATAACAACACGCCACCTAAGCATATCTACAACCTTAACGACGACATGACTATGACACTAATTTGGAAAGACGGGGAGATGGTGGAGTAATGGAACACGATTCGAAAGAATACTACGAAAATCAAAGTGAATACTGGTTCAATGAAGCGAGTAAGTTTGTAAAGCAACGCGACATACTTATTGATGATAACGCTAAGTTACGTAAAGAGCGTGCTAAGTTACAGCGCAAATTAGATGATGTGGTTAGTATGGTCAACGCTTATGTTATTGCTGCAAAGGCTTATTCGGGCGAAAGTGCCTATAATTTGTTAGAAAACGAGTTGGACAGAATTATGGAGGACGAGTAAATGTTCGAAATCATATCAGAACGTGACTCATTGCTAGAAGAAAAGCACCAAAACGATGATTGGTGGAGTGAACTCGATTTTTGGTTGAACAAACGTAAGACAGAAAGCAAGCAGATAGACATCGATAGAGTTCTTAATTTTATTGAGGACTTAAAAAGATAAAAGGAGAGAATGAAAAATGAAAACAATTCCGGCATTAGCATTCGAATTTAAAGACAGACCAGGTGTGTATATTGATGATTTTGATGGAGAAACAACAAATGTCGAAGAAGCAGTGTTGTACGCTTTAAAAACAGGAAAAAAACCGGACAAAGAAGAAGCTAAAAAACATTTTCTAGAAATCGGAAAATTTCATAAGCAACAATTATTAAAAATGTTTGGAGAAAATGCAATCAATAATTTTGATACTGAAAAATGGTTAGAATTATGCAACTTGGTAGATGTACAGATTTCAGAAGAAAAATTTAAGGAGATGTTAGAAAATGACTAATACACTAACAGTAGATCAATTACAAGAGTTACTAAAAATACAAAAGGAATTTGACGATAGAATTCCGACTAAAAATTTAAATGACACAGTAGCAAGTATGATAATTGAATATGTTGAGTGGGTAAACACTCTTGAATTTTTTAAGAATTGGAAAAAGACTCCTGGAAAAGATTTAGATACTCAATTAGATGAATTATCTGATTTCCTAGCATTCAACTTGCAGTTAGCATTAGAAGTTATTGACGGCAATGAATTAAATGAATTTATTGATGTTATGGTTAATTTAGTAGAAGAACAAGAAGACTTACCTAGGTTGCATTCAGTATATTTTGTACATGCACTGCATACTTTGACAGGTCAGTTTGTTAATGGGATAGACAGTTCGATTGTACAGGTTATTGTAATGCCATTTTTATACGCTAACCAATATTACTCAATCGAACAACTCATCGACGCATACAAAAAGAAAATGGAGCGTAATCATGCAAGACAAGACGGTACAGCAGACAAAGAAAAAGGATACGTCTAAAAACATACTACAAAAAGTAAAAGAGGTGCTGAATAAATGACTCAATACTTAATCACTACATTTACAGACTCAACAGGTCAAACTTTCACAGAAGCAACTAAAGCCAGAGAGAATCAGTCTTTTGAGGTTGTGGAAGCAGAAAGTAAAGAGGAAGCGATTAAGAAGTATGAGAGCCCTAAAGTTAAACAGCAAGTTATTGCATGCAATATGCCGGATTGGGCTTAATAAGGAGGAAACAGAATGATTAAACGAACAATCAACTTATTAATCACATTGGCGTTATATGAGTTAGGTACGTACCTAACGGAACAAGCAACCATCATACTAACAGCTAACGATGACGTAGACGCATTTAATGAATATGATCATATCGATTTAAACGATATACGTGCGGAGGTGAGTGGGTAATGGTGTGGTTGGTTATTATGCTTATCTTTGTATCGCTCTTACTCGTTGGTAGCATGATCGAGAACGCTAATTTGAAAGGTGATTTGAAAGCTAAAGGGTATGAGGTTGAATTGTTGCGTGACAGAATCAAGGAGCGTGAGTAAATGATTGAATTGATTGAGATGTATAGAACTAATAAATTAGAAATAGAAAGTTTAAAACTTAGAAAAGACATTTGCAACGATGAAATAGAGAATTGGGGAGCGGTTAGCGTCAACGATAAGGCTAGATTGGGTAAAAAGCACGACTTTTTATCACGTATCAAGCAAACAGATAATGTGGTCGATGAAATCAACGTGATCAATGAGAGGTTGCAAACTTTAAAAACAAGACAGAAAAAGATTCTTGATGTTATTGATAAATTTGAGGGATTAGAACACAAGATACTGAAATTAAGGTTTATTGAAGGGTATAAGTTAGCAGACATTGCTGAGTCTCTAGGATACTCTGAACAGTACATTAAAAACAAACATTCTGAGCTGATGAAAAGAATAGAGTTTAAAACGTCACATAAAAGTAAGGTACTTTAACGTTATTTACGATATTGACGAATTACATTATATTAATAGTGTGCAGAAATGTACGACGATGATTCTTTCGGTTTTGTTGATTCCCATACTCCTTTATTGATATTAATTGAACGTTAAGGCGCCCGAGAGGCGTCTTTTGTGTGCTGATATGAGCTACATTGAATGTGGTTGATATGAGTGCATAACTCAAATAAAATACTCAAAACAAAATCATTAGGCGCTGCACGTTTGTGTGGTGCCTTTTTAAATATTATTAAGCAATTAGCGCGAGAGTGGTGATATATGAGATGGGCTACGAAGTTTATAAGATAACCAATAAAATAAACGGTAAATCTTATGTTGGTATTACAACACAAGGTATAAAAGAAAGATTCAAACAACACTGTCAAGCGAAAAGTTGTGTAGGAAATGCAATCAGAAAATATGGGAAAGAAAACTTTGAAATCAGCTTAATTGATGTGGCAAATGGACACAAAGAGTTGATGGAAAAAGAAATATACTGGATAGATTACTACAATACTTTTGGTAGTGGATATAACATGACTGTCGGTGGAGAGGGTGTTTCTTTAAACAAACGTATACAAGTACTACTCAATGAGCAACAGAAGAAATTTTTAAAGTATGTAGAGAAAGAAAACGAAAAAGAAATAGACGTTGAAGATGCTAGTTTTATGATTAAAACAGTATTATTAAATCTAATGTATACATTCCTAATTTCAGGCAATGAACGTGATAAAAGAAATAGCGCTAGAATGTTGAGTAAATTAAGACCTTATTTATTAGAAGAGGTATTAAGAACTAACGTTATTAAAAGGGAAGAAATATTGCGCTGGAATATTTAATATTTTTTAATTTGGAGGTGATTTGAAAAATGAATCCTAAACAACTAAAAGCAATAAATATGATGATTGAGGGACAAATGACGCAAAAACAGATTGCTGAAAAATTAAAAGTCACAGAACAAACCATCGTGGCATGGAAAAAGAAACAAGAGTTCAAAGATGAATTGTTTAATGCAGAACGTGAGATGTTGAAAGGTTTATCGGTAAAAGCTGTAAAAACGATGGAAAAATTATTAAACGCGAAAAGCGAATTGGTTAGATATAATGCTGCAAGTGATATTTTAGATCGAACAGGTCACAAACCTACAGATAAAGTTGAAGCAGAAATAATTACTCCAACATTTATAAATGATGTGCCTGCTAATGACTAAAAATAAATTAAGCATTGCACAGGTTATTGGTGGCGGATATAACGAGTTTTGGAATAACAAAAATTTTTATCGCGTTGTAAAAGGTAGTCGTGGTAGTAAAAAAAGCAAGACGACAGCATTAAACTTTATCTATCGTCTTATGAAGTACGAATGGTCTAATTTGCTTGTAGTGAGACGTTTCAGTAATACAAATAAACAATCGACATATACAGATTTAAAGTGGGCAACTAATCAATTAGGGGTTGCTCACTTATTTAAATTTAACGAGAGTTTGCCCGAAATAACTTACAAACCAACAGGGCAAAAGATATTATTTAGGGGATTAGATGACCCTTTAAAAATCACATCTATTACGGTTGATGTGGGTATTCTTTGTTGGGCGTGGTTTGAGGAAGCATACCAAATAGAAAATTTTGACAAGTTTAGTACAGTAGTAGAATCGATACGAGGAAGTTTAGATGAACCTGAATTTTTCAAACAAATTACAGTTACTTTTAACCCTTGGAGCGAAAGACACTGGTTAAAACCAACATTTTTCGATGAAGATACACGATTGAAAAACGTATATAGCAACACTACAACATTTAGAGTTAATGAATGGTTGGATAAAGTTGATGTAGATCGTTATGAAGATTTGTATCGAACTAATCCACGACGAGCGCGCATAGTGTGTGACGGTGAATGGGGAGTAGCTGAAGGTCTTGTATATGATAATTTCGTTGTTGAAGATTTCGATTGGTTTCAAATATACAAAAAGACTCAATTCAAAGTGCACGGTATTGACTATGGTTTTACGAATGATCCAACTGCATTAGTAAGTGCTGTTGTTGATTTGGATAACAAAATATTGTGGTTATATGACGAGCATTACGAAAAAGGCATGTTATCCGATGACATTTACAAAATGATTGTCAAAAAAGATTTGGAAACGGCAGAGATAAAATCAGAAAACGACATGCGAATGATAGCAGAGTTAAAAAATAAAGGTGTAAAAAGGATAGTACCTGCAGTTAAAGGCCCACATTCTATTATGCCAGGCATTCAATACGTTCAAGGTTTCAAGATATATATACATCCTAGTTGTGTTCACACGATAGAGGAATTTAACACGTACACCTTTGAACAAGATAACGAGGGAAATTGGATAAACAAACCTATCGACAAGAACAACCATGCACTCGATGCGCTAAGATACGCGTTGTCTGATTTGATATTTAAGTCTAAGAAAAATGACAAAAATACATTACGCAAGATTAAAAGTATGTTTTAAGGAGGCTATCAATGACTGTATATACAATCAATAACATCAATACAAAGTTTTCACCTCTTGCAAACGATGATTTTGTTGTCAGCGATTTAGTGGAATTATTAAAAGAGGAAAGCCTCAGAAACTTCATCAGCAGACATCAAGTTGAACAAGTGCCACGTTTAGAGATGCTAGAAGCTTATTATTTGAATAGAAACACCGATATTCTAGCGGGTGAACGTCGATTGCAAAAATATGGGGACAAGGCTGACCACAGAGCAGTACATAATTACGCGAAGTATGTGTCACGTTTCATCGTTGGCTATCTTACGGGTAACCCTATCACAACTACACATCAGGACAATCAAACGAACGACAAAATCATTGAGCTGAACGATTTGAATGACGCTGATGAGGTTAACAGTGATTTAGCGTTGAATTTGTCTATTTATGGACGCGCTTATGAGATTGTATATCGTGATTTTGAAGATAGAGACACATTCAAAGTGTTAGATCCTAAAAGCACGTTTGTTGTATATGACCAAACGCTAGATAAAAAAGTTGTTGCAGGTGTGAGGTACTTTGAAAAGCAAGATAAAGACAAAGTCCCAGTTCAACATGTCGAAGTATATACGACAGATAAGATTTACTATATCGAAATTAAAGGTGGTACATATCACCGTGTCGAAGAAGTAGAACATTACTACAACGACGTACCTATCATCGAATACCTCAACGACCAATTCAAACAAGGTGACTTTGAGAATGTTATTACTTTAATTGATTTGTACGATAGTGCGCAGTCTGATACAGCTAACTACATGACTGATTTAAACGATGCTATGCTTGCTATTATCGGTAACGTAGATTTAGACAGTGAAGATGCTAAAGCGTTTAGAGATGCGAATATGATTCATCTAGAGCCTGGTACAAATGCAAATGGCTCAGAAGGCAAGGCAGAAGTTAAGTATGTTTATAAGCAATATGATGTTGCAGGTGTTGAAGCGTATAAGAAGCGATTGCAAAACGACATTCACAAGTATACAAATACGCCTGATTTGAATGACGAACAGTTTAGTGGTGTTCAATCCGGAGAAGCTATGAAATACAAGCTATTCGGTCTTGAACAAGTCAGAGCGATTAAAGAGCGATTGTTTAAAAAAGGATTGATGAAGCGGTATAAGTTGTTATTGAACAATGTTAATTTGACGGGATTAAAGCAACATAATTACGCAGATCTAACAATTACGTTTACGCCTAACTTACCAAAGTCTATGATGGAATCTATCAATGCGTTTAACGCGCTTAGTGGTGGTGTATCTGAAAGCACACGTTTGAGTTTGTTAGACTTTATCGATAATCCTAAAGAAGAACTCGATAAGATGCACGAAGAAGAAGCGCAACGAGAGAAGCAAGCGGATAAGCGAGGATATGGTGAAGCTTTTGAAAATCATGCGAATGTAGATGATTCTAATGTCTGATTCACTCGATTACTGGTTAGAGCGTGCGCAAAATACTATAAACAGTGAATTGATAGAAGATGCAAAGGCAGCGGCTGAATTACAACGTATAGTCACATTGATGTATGCTGAGATTGCAAAGGAACTACTAGCATTTTACGCTAAATACGCGACCGCTGAAGGTCTTACGATTGCCGAAGCTAAGAAGATCGTTGATGAATTTGATGTCGTCGCTTTTCAGAACAAAGCTAAAATGTTGGTTAAAAACAAGGACTTTAGCAAAGAAGCAAATAAGCAACTTAAAAAGTACAATACTAAGATGTATGTATCGCGCGAAAAGTTGTTAAAACAGAATCTTGATTTGTTAGTGACCGAAGCAAGCATCAAAGTAGAAAACCACATAGAAAAGTCGTTGGTTAAAGCTATTGATAGAGAAGTAGAGCGACAATCAGGCATTTTAGGTACTGACATCAATGTTACTGACAAGAAGATTAAGGCAGTTGTTAATAGTAACTTCAAAGGTGTTACATGGTCAGAACGTTTGTGGGACGATATGGATCTAGTGCGCAAGGAAGTCGAACGAGTTGCAACAAATGTTGTTAACAGAGGTCGACACCCGAACGAATACGTTGCTGACTTCAAAAAGAAAACAGGTGCTACAACACATGATGCTAAACGTTTACTTGTTACTGAATCAGCACGTGTGCAAACGGAAGCACAAAAGCTGTCATACCTTGAAACGCTCGGCGAAGATGGTGAATATGAATTTGTTGCGAAACGTGATGAAAAGACATCTAAAGTGTGTCGTCATCATGATAAGAAAGTATACAAAGTCAAGGACATGACACCAGGTGTTAACGCTCCTCCTATGCATCCACATTGTAGAAGTACGACGATACCACATATAGGTAACTGGCGTGATGATTTCTTTAAGAAGCGGAAGGGTAAGTATAAGTTAGACGAAGAGGAAACGACACAACTTTTAGCTAAAAAAGAAATGACGGATGCCATTGATAGTGGTAAAATAAAAGTTGAATTGAACGTTGAAAAGCAGAATCGACACCAATTAGGTCATCAATTGTATGAAGATTATAAGAAAAAGAATTTACAAAAAGGTAAGGCAATACCAAGTTATACGCTATTAGATAACAGTGAATTAAATTCATTAATACATCAAAAAGCGGGTAAAGGTAGTTTAATCGCGGATGACTTTGGGAACTGGAAAAATAAAGAAATTATTGATTTTGGTAAGATTATCGGTAAAGATTATATTGACGGTGAATTTATAGAAACAAAACGAGGAACGGTACACTACTCGAAAACTGGAAGTCATATAATACCGAACGGAAAGGGTGAAAAGCGATGAAACTATGGACATATGTAGGAAAAAAAGTAAAGATAGAGTTAACTAACGGAAAAATATTCATCGGGAGAGCCGCTGGTTACGATGATGAAATGGATAATGAAAGTGGAGAAGATTCTATACATTTAGATAGTGGCAAACTATTATATGATTTTGATGAAAGCCAAATTAAATCAATTGAAGTTTTAGATTAAGCATCTAACCGATAAAAAGGTTGAGGTGCTCTTTTTATACGCATTTTTAAGCTACTGTGCTGCAGTGGCTTTTTTTATTGCCCAAAACGTGCTCACGGCGTTAAAAGGTGCATGGATAGCAGTCGACAGACTTAAAATGGAGGTATATCTCATGGAAGAAAATAAACTTAAGTTTAATTTACAGTTCTTTTCGGAAGAGGAAGCGGATGACGAAGGTGCTAACAAAAATACTGAAAATGAAGAACAGAACAAAAAAGATGAAGTAACTTTCACAGCCGAGCAACAAAAGAAAGTCGATGAAATCATTGAACGTCGTGTGGCTCAAGAGAAGAAAAAAGCTGATGAGTATGCGAAAGAAAAGGCCGAAGAAGCTGCTAAATTAGCAAAAATGAACAAGGATCAAAAGGCCGAATATGAACGCGAAAAGCTAGAAGCAGAATTGAAGCAATTGCGCGCTGAAAAGGCTATGAATGAGATGCGTTCAGAAGCCCGTGTGATGTTCAAAAACAAGGAAATCGACGTAAGTGATGAGTTACTAGACATTGTTGTGTCTGATAGCGCTGAAACGACAAAAAACAACGTTGACAACCTTACAAAGATTCTTGATGAAATGGTTCAAAAGAAAGTGCAAGAAACATTACGACAAAATTCGCCTAAATCTTTCAGTAAGAGCGGATTAAGTCGAGATGAAATCCTTGCGATTAAAGACGATAGCGAACGACAAAGTGCTATCGCACAAAACATGCACTTATTTAACTAAAAAACGGAGGTAATTTTATGCCAGCAGAAAACAATTTAATCAATGTGGAAGCATTAGGAAAGGCAAAGTCTATTGATTTTGCTAATAAGTTAGGTGTGGGATTAACCAAATTATTTGAAGCTTTAGCGATTCAAAACAAAATCCCTATGAACGTAGGTTCAGCACTTAAACAATATCGATTCAAAGTAGAAGATTCTGAAAAACCAAACGGAGATGTAGCAGAAGGTGACGTAATTCCTTTAACAAAAGTAACTCGTGAACAAGTTGATATTACTGAATTACAGTTTGCTAAATACCGAAAATCAACGTCAGCCGAAGCGATTCAAGCGCACGGTTACGACTTAGCAATCAATCAAACTGATAACGAAATGATTAAGTACGTTCAGAAAAAGTTCCGTGCTAAATTTTTCGGAACGCTAAAATCAGCAATTGAAAATGAAGAACGTACAAACAAAGCAAAGTTAACCGCTAAAAACTTACAAGGTGCTTTATCTAAAGGACGTGCAAACTTGTCTGTATTATTAGACGACGAGATTACACCTATCGCTTTCGTTAATCCAAATGATACGGCCGAGTATTTAGCAAATGGTTTTATTAACTCAACAGGTGCGCAATTCGGTGTGAACCTCTTAACACCTTATGTAGGCGTTAAAATTGTAGAGTTTGCAGACGTGCCACAAGGCGAAGTGTGGATGACAGTGGCTGAAAACTTAAACGTGGCATATGCTAATCCACGCGGTGAGTTAGCACGTGCATTTGCTTTTTCAACTGATGCGACTGGTTTCGTTGGTGTGTTACATGACATTCAACCACAACGTTTAACATCAGACACTATTTATGCATCCGCTATCTCAATGTTCCCAGAAAACATCGACGCGGTTATTAAAGTAACTATCAAAGCAGACGAAGTGAGTAATTTACCCTCGTAAACCCCAAAAAATCGAAATCACACCGAACGCAAAATCGGTAAATATTTCGGTTGAATAGGGGATTTCAAAATTGAGTAGGAGGTATTTAAATGACCAGAAAACTAAAGTTATACAGCAATGATGAAGTTGTTGCATCTGCAGAGGGAGATGGACGTGTTAACGTAAGTCTTTCAGGCTTAGAGCCTGCAACAACTTATCCTAAAGGTAAATACAAAGTTGCTTTTGAGGAAAATGGTAAAGAATCAGAAAAAGTTGATGTACCTGAATTTACTACAAATTCAATTCTAATCACAAGCATTAGTTTTGTTCCTGAAAGTAAAACGATTAGCAATGGTACAAATGAACAATTAGAACCTAATATATCGCCATCCACAGCAACTGATAAATCGTTAAGTTATGCATCTAATGCACCTGAAACCGTATCTGTTGATGAAAACACAGGAGTGATTAATGCATTACAAACTGGTGAAGCGGTAATTACAGCGACGACAAAAGATGGTAGTAATAAAACAGCACAAATCACTATTACAGTTGAATAGTGGTGATTAAGATGAGTTACTTAGACGACGTTAAAAGTCGTATAGGATTGAATGATAGCGAGCAAGATAAACAGCTAAATTCTATCATTAACAACGTTGCTGCTGAATTGTTATCGAGATTGCCGGTAGACACAATTAGCATTCCTGACAGGCTACGATTTATAGTCGTTGAAGTTTCAACAAAACGGTACAATCGTATCGGTGCAGAAGGTATGTCTACAGATTCGCAAGACGGTCGTAGTAATAGTTTTGAGCGTAATGATTTTGAAGAATATCAAGGTATTATTGATGCTTTGTATCCTAAGCTTGATTCAAGTGAGCGAGGGAGCGTGAATTTCTATTGAGGTATTCAGAACGAGTCGACCTTGTCGTTGAAGAGCGAAGTAAATATAATCCTTTGACCAAAAAGAAAGAAGCCACTTACAAAACATATACAAAAATACCGTGCAATGTTAACAGATTATCTAGAGAGCGTACTCAGCTCGAATTTGGCGAAATGGCTAAAGATGTATCTGTAGTCCGTTTGCCTAAACAATTAAAATTCGAACCAACACACGTCTTGTTAAAAGGTAGAAAATACAAAGTCATGGATATTCGTGTGTACGATCATAGCACTTCACTTTTTATTAGTGAGGTGCTTAGTGATGGAAACTAGGGGCTTGAAAGAGTTGATAGCACATATGAAAAGCATGCGTGACAATATAGATGATGATGTTGATAAGATTCTGAAAAATAATGCTAACGAGGGTGTTGGTATTGCAGTATCTAATGCGAAAAAAGTCATGAATAAGGGTTATTGGACTGGTAATCTGGCTCGTTCGATAGAAGTTAAAAAGATGGGGGACTTGCATTATCGTGTAATATCAACCGCGCATTATAGTGGCTTCCTCGAATTTGGTACTCGATATATGGAACCGGCCCCCTTTATGTTCCCGACATATCAAACGTTAAAAAAATCAACATTAAATGACTTAAAAAGATTGTTAAACGGATAGAGGTGTTACATGTTAGAATCTACACCACAACAAGCATTATATGATTATATTTTTACGCAATTATTAGGATATGGAATTGACGTTATAGACTTTAAAGAGTTGAACAGTCAATTGACCTATCCTTTTTTTGTATTGCGAGATGTAGAAGCAAGTAAAAGTAAATACACGATGGAAAATTTGGGCGGTGAATTAACCGTAACCATTGACTTGTGGAACTACGCTGATGATAAAGGACAACACGACAGCATTGTTTATGCGATTGAATCGATGTTGACTGTTATTGAAAGCGTAGAAAGCTATCAACTAATACTTGATGGAATGATTATTAAAACATTAAACGATATAGAAAATAGCGATAGACAATTGCTACATACAGTGATTATCGCTACCTACAAGTTATTTTAACAAGGAGGTCATAATGAATGGCTAAAAAAGACAGTAAAGACAGATTGTTTTTATTCCGAATTGCCGGTCAAAAAGTGGATGCTAAAAAGATGATGTTTTTAACTGAGTATAGTGTGTCACTTGAAGCGGATTCTGAAAATGAAGATACGATGGATGATTCTTATTCGACTGGTGGATCACTTGAAAATACCATCTCGGCTACAGCTAAAATGGACTATCGTGACAGTTTTGCTGATGAAGTTGAGGATGCAGTACGTGATGGTATCATTTATGAAGCGTGGGAAATTGAAAGCAAAGTAGAAGGTAAAGGCGAAAACGAAGGTAAGTTCAAAGCGAAATATTATCAAGGTAAATTCAAGAAGTTTGAGTCTAAAGGAGAAGTCAAAGGCGTTGACGAATACGAAACAGAATTTAATGTTTTCGGTAAATATCAACGTGGATTTGCGACAATTCCTGAAACGATTAAAACGAAACTTGAACTCGCAGGATATCGATTCCACAACACGACTAAAGACGACCCTGCAACAGAAATTACGCAAAACATTCCACAACCTACAGTCGATACTGAGGATATGGAAGATTCAAGTGGCGACATGGTGTCAGGCGTTGCTAAACCAACGAATGTGCAAGCGGTACCTAACGCGAAATCAGTTAGCATCTCTGCGGAATAATTAACGGGCTTAATTGCCCGTTTTTTTGTACTTAAATTTAAATTATGGAGGCTTTTTAAATGGTTACAGTAAAAAATGGAAAACACGAATTAGAATTGAAGTTTGGATTAGGTCAATTAACATCTATCGATAAAGCATTAGGATTGAATGTTGAAAAGGTTAATCTAGGCGAGGGCTTATCAATGCTAATCCCTAAGTTAGAAAGCGGAAACATTATTGGCTTAGCTAAAATTGTTAATGCTGCAACGTTAGGGCAAAAAGGACGTCCGAAAACAGATGAAGAGCTTGAAGAAGTATTAATCAATGCGCGTGATGAATATGGTTCGTTCAAGAAGTTCGGTCAAGCTATCATTGATGTTTTGGGGGAGCGACCATTGACCCGCGACCTAGTACAGGATCACCTGAAAGACGAAGAAGCGGAGACAGTGACGGAAGAATAATAACATACAGCAGAATTGTAATCGCGTGCATGTCAGATTTAAAAATGACCAGTTTAAAACAAATCAATGAAATGACTTTGACTGAGTTTAACTATCGCATGTATGCATTACGATTTGATGTTTTGAAAGAAGAATATGAGCGTTACAAGTTAGCGTTTGCGATACGTGATGCAGCTGCAACAAAGAATGAAGGGACCGAAAAGGAACCGAAAGAAGTATACAGGTTCAAAAGTCCAAATGACATATTGGATTATGAGGTTAATTACAATCGATTGCTTGATGGTAAAGAGATTGTGTTTACAGATGAACTTGAAGAAGTGGAACCTGAAAATAACAATTTCTTCAAAGCCATAGCAGAGATTAACAACAGTATTAAATAGCGAGGAGGTGCAATGATTGTCTAACAAAGATTATACTGTTTCAGCGGATTTAAAAGCGAATACAGGTAAGTTTAAAAAAGCTATCAAAACGGCTATTCAAACGTTACAACGGTATGAAAAAACAATAGCTAGGATTAAAGATGTTGAATTGAAAGCTGATGACAAGCTAATTAAAGAAAAAGTTAAACAAGCGGAATTAGCTTTGGAAAGAATTGACGGCAAAAAAGCAAATGCCACAATAGACGCAAGCACAAAAATAGCTGAAACTAAACTAAAAAATTATGAAAAAGCCTTACAATTTTTAGATAATAAATCAGTTAAAACAGCTATCGATTTGCAAGATAGACTTTTTGTAACTAAATTCAATAAAACAAAAGCTGAAATTAATAAATTGGACGGTAAAACAGTCAATACAGAATTAGAAGTTAAAGACAGTGTTGCTAATAACAAGATTAGACTATTTAAAGCGTTGCTACGAAGCATACCGAATCGAAGAAAAGTTCGAGTCGATGTAGATGGAAAAGGTTCAAAAAATCCTTTTTCTAAAATGTTAGATTACCTCAACAAACAAAGTGATGAATTCGTAGCGCATATGGATCGTATCGCTAAATCAATCCGAACATTTGGAACTATTGGCGCTAATATGATTCAAGGCACGTTGCTGTCATCATTTAGTGCGTTGATTCCAATAATCGCAAGTTTAGTGCCTGCGATTATGGCGGTAGGTAATGCTTTAGCTGTCATCGGTGGCGGTGCTATCGGTTTAGCGGGTTCTTTTGCTATTGCAGGGGCTGGCGTAGTTGGATTTGGTGCGATGGCTACATCAGCTATTAAAATGCTAGAAGCCGGCACATTGCAAGCAAGTGCTGCAACTTATGCATACAAGCGTAGTCTTGAAGGTGTAACAAGCGAGTGGCAGAAAATCATTAGATTGAATGCTGATTCGATTTTTGGTGCTTTATCATCAGCTTTAAATGGTGTACAAACCACTTTAAAAAACTTAACTCCATTTTTAAAAGGAGTTTCAGAAGCTGTAAATTCTAGCGCGCAAAGTTTTGAGAAATGGGTTACATCATCAAGAACTGCTAAAAAAGCGTTTGAAACGATGAATACGTCAGGAGTTAAGATTTTTTCAAGCTTATTGAGTGCAGCAGGTCGTTTTGGTGATGGGTTCGTTAATATACTAACGCAATTTACGCCACTTTTTGAGTTTGTAGCAAACGGATTGAATAACATGGGTGCATCATTCCAAAAATGGGCAAACAAAGTCTCAACCCAAAATGGTATTCAAAAATTTATCGATTATGTGAAAGTGAATTTACCGATTATAGGTAAAATTTTCGGCGATACATTTTTAGGTATCTTTAATCTATTCAAAGCATTTGGTTCAAATTCTCAATCTATATTTGAATCGCTAGCACAAATGGCTAGTAGATTTAGAACGTGGTCTGAACAAATTGCTCAATCAGATGGATTTAAAAAGTTTATTGATTATGTACAACAAAATGGCCCGACAATTATGAGCTTGATTGGCAACATCATAATGGTGTTGGTCAATTTTGGTACAGCAATGGCACCTATAGCGAGCGTTGTACTAAATGTTGTTACTGCGATAACCGGTTTTGTTGCAAAGTTATTTGAAACTCACCCTATCGTTGCTCAAATCATAGGCTTAGCCATTACTTTTGCCGGTGTCTTAATGACTTGGTATCCTGTTTTATCGGGTATTGTTAAGTTTTTAGGTCCTTTAATATCAAAATTAGGTTTCTTAAGAGCGGTATTACCATTAATAGGTAAAGCTTTTTCTTTATTAAGCGGTCCTATTGGTTTAGTAGCAAGGTTATTACCGTTGCTTGGTGCTGCAATCGGATTTTTAACTTCTCCAATCGGATTAGTTATCGGTGCAATTATCGCATTAATTGCGATTTTCGTTATTTTGTGGAACAAAAACGAGGCCTTTAGAAATTTCATCATCAATTTATGGAATTCAATTAAAGATTTCTTTATAAATCTGTGGACAACTTTAGCAACGATAGCATCTGTTTTATGGCAATTATTACTTACAACAATCGTGAATATTGTTATAAGTATACAAACGTGGTTAACAACAACATGGCAAAATATACTAACGTTTTTATCAACTTTATGGAATACGTTAATCGTGATTGCAACAACAATTTGGAATTTGCTTGTGACTGTTATTGTAACTGTTATCACTACGATACTAACCGTTCAACAAACGATATGGAATTCAATTTTAAGTTTTTTACAAACGATATGGAACACCGTTGTTTCGGTAGCAACAACTGTTTGGAACACATTAGTAACTGTTATCACAACTGTTTTAAATGCTATAAATTCATTTGTAACAACAATTTGGAATGCTATATACAGTTTCTTCGCTTCAATTTTAAGTAGAATCTCATCTACTGTAAGTCAAAAATTTAGTGAAGTTTATAGATGGATTTCAACAAAAATTCAACAAGCGTATAGCATTTTAAGCTCTATTTTATCGAACATGTGGTCGGTCGTATCAAGTAAATTCAGTCAAATTGTGTCTACTGTAATTTCAAAAATGGTAGAATTTTACAATGCCATTAAACAAAAAGTACAGGATTCGCTTAATGCGGTAGTCAATTTTGTTGGTGAATTTATGGACGCCGGTAGGAATCTCATAATGGGATTAGTTAACGGAGTGAAAAATGCAGCAGGTGCCTTAATTGACGCGGTAACTGGCGCAGTTAGTGGTGCTATTGATAAAGCGAAATCTTTATTAGGTATCAAATCGCCTTCACGTGTCTTTAAGCAGATTGGTGTGTACACAATGCAAGGTTTAGGAATTGGTGTTGATCAAGAGGGACAAAATGCAGTTGGTAGCGTTGTCGACATCGCTAGACAATTAACGAAAGCGTTTAATCCAGTTTTAAGTTTGCCTAGCATATCTGATGCTACAAGTGGTTTAAATAGATTATCAGGATTAAGTGCAAACCTCACAACACAAATCCAACACACACATTCGTTTGAAACTAGCCCTAGAATGAAAACGGTAAGAATTGAAATGAGATTAGACAATGATGCAATTTACGGCATTGTTAACGATAAACAGGCAGAAAAACATTCAATCTTTGAAATGTAGGAGGTATCATAAATGGACATTAAAATCACGAAACTAGATGGTACTTCCTACCATTTAGAAGATTATAAAATGATTGTTAAAGACGTAATTGTAGAAAGTATAGAAATGAAAGATGATTATCAAGATTACGAAGGCATGCACGGCAGGCATCTTGTAAGTAGTTTGTATCATTCACGTAAAATACATGTACCCGTGTTCTTTGTGGCTGATGACAATCTAGATTACGCAATACAACGTAATTTGCTGTATGAGCTAGTACAAGATGAAAAGCCGTTTTATATTCAAGAATTGCGTAGACACGACAAAGTAAACTATAAATTTAAAAACACTTTGGCAACTGATTATCAACAAGTAGATGATCATGGTATACCTATTTTTGACGATGATAATCTTCAAGTGAACGCTAAAAGGTATCTCGTTAAACTGTCTAATGTGTTGATACCAGAACAAAAAAACAACATCGGTAATGTATCACTAGAATTTGTTACGACACATTTGCCGTTTGCTGAATCAGTTGAAACAAGTTTAGATTTGCACAAGCAACTAATCAATGGCTTTTGGGCGTCTGATGATGACATCGATTTTGATGACACTGCAAAACAAACGTATATTTTTAATAATGTTAAAGCGGGTCAAGTTTACTATCACGGTACAGTCCCTAACAAGCAATTTAACATGTACAAAAAGGTCAGAATAACAATAGGTAAAGCGACAAACGATTTTCAGTGGTCACTTTCAGGAAGTGACTTAATGCGTGTGAGTGGCGTTGAATTTAAGTCTGGTGATGTTTTAGAATATGACGGTTTAAGAATCACTAAAAACGGTCGCTCGGTTGTTAATGAATCTAATATTGCGTTACCGGTTTTCTTGCCTGGCTTTAACGAATTTAGATTTAACCAAAATGTAAAAAAAGCCGAATTTGATATGCGATTTTATAGTAAGTAGGTAGATAAAGAGATGATTAAATTACGTAATATATTAGGCGAAGCATATTTTCTGCAAGTACCAACAGAACTCACAGAGCGTATAAGTGGTGAAAGTCAGTTGACATTTAGCTTTTCAGAAAACGAAAGTAACAGAGAAATTGTAAATACGATTTCTAAAAAATGGCAAGTCACTAATGTTGGTGGTCAAAATGATGACAAAATCTATACGGTTGCTTTAGTTTCTAAAGAATCAAACTCATTAACAACAAGGGTAACTGTGCATTGCAAAGAAAAACAAATTGACGATTTAAAAGCAAAACGCATATACGACAATTTGACTGGTAGCTTTACCGCTGAACGTTTCTTTTCAACTGTTTTTAAAGGGACGGGATATAAATACAAATTAGATGCTAAAGTTAAAGCATTAAAATTTGAAAATGCGGGCGATGGTGACACTGTACTTGAGACCTTTCAAAAAGGTCTAGAACGCTATAATCTTGAATTTAAATATGTTCCAAAGACAAAAACATTTATCTTAACTAAAAAGGTCTTTCAAAAAGCAGACTATTTTATCGAAAACGGTACTAACGCTTTGAATTTTAAGTTAGAAGAAGATTCTTCTGAGTTTTATACTTACATTCGTGGTTACGGTAACTTTGATGATAATGTGAAATTTCAAGAAGCATCAATGCAACTTATCTACCAACATCCATTAGCCGATGATATAGGTATTTATGAAGCGCCCGCAATTATTGACGGCAGAATTAAAGATGAAGAGTTTTTACGTAACAAGATGATTAATACTGTTGATAACTCATTAAAAACATCTTTGACATTAGACTTTATCACATTACAAGAAGAATATGCTGAAGCGGTTCCTGTCGTGGGTGACCTCGTACCTGTTAAAGATGATATTATTGATGTTTTTGACTTTGTTAGAATCGTAGAGGTACAAACTAAACGAGACATCAACAATAAGATTTTTGAACAAAATGCCACGCTTGGTGATTATAAAAAGCAGGATAGGTACAATTCGAAAGTCAGCAATAGCGTTAGTCTTGCGAATAGTATCAGTGGCAGTTCTACAGAGATCAGAGAAGCAAAAGATAAAATAAAAGGATTTGTGTCAGCAGCTAACAATGTGTTAGACATGGGTAACGCGTTAAGAGCTGATTCGAAAGGTATAAAGTCGGTAAATAAATTGTTGAATACTGTTTTTACACCTGACAAAGGCATAGTCATTAGTAATGATGGTGGAAAGACCTTTGTCACTGCACTTGATGGCGATGGGATAAATGTTGATGTTATACCGGTTGCGACGACAACAAAAAACGGTTTAATGTCGAAAGATGACAAAATAAAATTAGATAATTTGAATGGCGTAGGCTCAAGTCGACTTGGGTCTATTTTTTATAAGGAAGTGAAGTAATAAATGGCTGAAATTACTAAGGCAAGGACGTTAACATACGATGGCGAAGAGGTTTATGCTAGATCGCACATTGATGTTGTTGACGGTTTAGATAAATCAAAGTTATTAACTGACGAGCAAAAACAAAAACTTGAAAACTTTAATGCGGATGCAATTGATGTTGCAACGCCATCGAAAAATGGTTTGATGTCCGCGCAAGACAAAACTAAACTGGACAGCTTAAAACAGTTCAACCCTGATACACTCACAAATGCGACTACTCAAAAAGCGGGCTTAATGTCGGCAGAAGATAAACAAAAGCTTGATGAACTGAAAACGAATTCAAACGAGTATGACAAAGGGATAAGTGGCGGTAGCGTTTCAAATATTATTATAGAAAGCAATGTGAATCGATGGCCGAATAACACTCAAGTGGTTAATTTAAGTAAAAAAGTAAGTGAGTGCAAAAATGGTGTTATTTTAGTGTGGCGTTCTGATACAGAAGATGATTACTATCATTATCAGTATGTTCCGAAATACCACGTTTCAGCACATAGCACAACAAAAATTGTGCATTTAATCCCTACAAACTCAGCAAATGAGTTTTGTACAAAAACGGTTATTGTAAAAGATAACTCGATAACAGGTACAGCTGACAATCATAACAGAGCAACAAACGCTAATAAAGTACGATTGCATGAAATTTTAGAATATTAGGAGGTTTGAAAATGAAGTTAAAGTTATCAAACGTGTTTCGTGATTTCAAAAAAGATGTCGAAAGTAATTTTAAAGAAATTGATAAGTTACTGACTGAGTTACTCGACATCAAAAGTAAAACAAGTAATAAATATTTGGACAGTTTGATTGATACACTTTTTACTAAACGATATGATCAACTGCAAAAAGAAATCAGAGCTATTGTTTTACCTGAAATGTCCCCTCTTGCAATTACAGAGGATTATGAAAAGAGTTTAAGTGATTTAAAAGGGGAGCGACATACATCACTCAAATCACGATTAGATGCAGATTTAAATCAAATTAAAAGTCAATCTCAAAAGACTGCTAATGATGATAGATTTATCGTGACTGAAAACGGTACAATCTTTGCTGATTTTGTTAAAAAGTCAAAGACAATCAAAAGTGTTAAAAAAATTGGGATTATCGGCGATTCTGTTGCAAAAGGTAGTAGAGCTAGTAAAAATTTTGGTAAATACCTGTCTGAAAAGTTAGTTGCTACTGTACAGAACGAAGCGGTAAGCGGTGCGACTATGTCAACAGTCAAGGCTAATTCCATTTATGAACAAGCTTCAAAAATCAGAAATAAGGATTTAGTTATCATTCAAGGTACTGATGACGATTGGTTATACAACGGCTCGTCAGGTGTTCAAATTGGAACAAGTAAAACAAATGAAAAAACGTTTTACGGTGCGTTTTGTAAAACAGTTGAATTGATTAAATCTAACAATCCTAAAGCTAAGATTCTTGTGATGACTGCAACGCGTCAATTGCCGGTTAATGGCACGACAATTAGACGTAAAGACACCGATAAGAATAGTCTAGGGCTTGATTTAGAAGCGTATGTAAATGCGCAAGTGCTTGCGTGTTCAGAACTTAATGTACCGGTTTATGATGCATACCACACAGACTTATTAGATCCATATAATCCTGCTTTCAGAGTTAAAAACATGGTCGATGGATTGCACCCGAACGAGCTCGGACACGAAGTAATTACACATGAACTGTTAAAAAATTACTACTATTTTTACGGATAAGAAAGAAGGTTAAATAATGGCAAATCAAGACTTATTTTACGATATTACTAAGCAAGGTACCTCACAAGAAAAGCAACAATACTTAGTCACGCGTGTTGGTGACGGCGGACTTAAAACTGTAACAATCACAGTGTGGTCGAATGGTACACCTTACAATCTTCATGGTCTTACACCTGTTTTCGAAGGCGTTAAACCAGATGGCGAAAAAATTATCGACACACGCGGTGCTATCGTATTAGATCCTGTCAATGGTGTATTTCGATACACATTCCCACATCAAGCAAGCACAGCGGAAGGCGAATATAGACAAGCCTTTTTTAAACTGAAACGTGGAGAGCAAACGGATTCGACGCTAGAAGTTAAAATTAACGTACTAAAAAATATGGTTGAATTTGGTATCAATTCCGAATCATATTTTACAGAGTATCAGCAAAAAATTGCTGAATTAGAGGGAAAAATCAATACGTATTTAGAAGAATTGAAAACAAAAGCAGCAGGTACAGAAGCTCAAGTTGAAGCGAACGCAACTTTAGCAAAAGCGTTAAAACAGCAACTAGATTTGATTCAATCCATCGCGAATGAGCGTGAATTACTGACAAAAGGTGAATTTAACGAGGCGCTCAATACTGTTAATAATAATGTTGATGCAATTAGTTCAAAAATCGATACTTTAAAACGAGAAACTACTGAAGAATTAGAGCGTATTAAAGATGAAGTGACTGGAGTTAAAACGGGTGTGCTTGATGATGTTGCTAATATTACAAAATCGGGTGTGTACTACTTTAACAGTACAACGCAAAACGTACCGACGCGTAATTCTAACAATGCAAATGGTTATATTGAAGCTGTAATGAAAGACGCGAACAACGGTATGCTTACGATGTTAGGTTCGGGTTATGCTATCGAAAAGTACAATGGCAAGTTACATGGTCGTTGGGTAACTTCGGTACCGGTTAAGTTGTGGTCAGGTAAGCTGACTAAAGGACAAACCGCAACATTGAACGGTAATTGTCATGATTTTGGAAAACTAATCATTGAAGTAGGCTACACAACTAATAGACATGCAGTTGAATGGGTTAACATTCCAAATAACGGCAGCACTATTTATATGAATCATATCGGTATGCAAAGTTCCGGCGACGGTTATAAAAACGGCCACCTTGATGAAGTTGTCATTCAAATCAAAGACGATACACATATCGTTTTACAAAAGACTTTAAAAGCAACGGGTGATGCTCAAGCGGTCGATTCAGACGCATATATTTCTGCTATCTACGGCATTTATTAATAATGCTCGAAATCTATTAAGGCGGTGTTTGTTTGGATGAGATAAAGAAAATTAAACAAGAAATTGCTGATTTAACTGAACGTGTTGATAGTATAGAGCAGACAGCAAACGAAGCGGCCTCACATGTTGTTAGTCTGCGAAAGGAATACAGGAATGGTCATCAAGAATTACAAGAATCACACAAAGAACTCAAAGACAAACAAGAAAAAGTTGTTAATGAAAACTTTGAACAAACTAAAATTTTGAATCGTATTGAAGAGCGCTATCAAACGCAAGTCGAAGTTGCTCAAAACAACGAAGGTAAGACGCTAGCTTTGAATAAGTGGCTCGTTGGTGCTATTTGGGCGTTGGTAACAATCGTTATGATTGTTGTTATTACAGCGTCTATCAATGCGTTAATCCCTTAAGGAGGTGTTTATATGAGTTGGGCTAATTGGCTAGCATGTTACTTATATGGACGCAAATGTAAATAATTTTTGTAAGTCGACACTTTATGTGTCGGCTTATTTTTTGAAAGTGAAGTGATGTCATGGCGCTGCCTAAAACGGGTAAACCAACGGCAAAACAGGTGGCTGATTGGGCGATAAGTTTAATTGGTAGTGGTGTTGATGTTGATGGTTATTACGGTCGCCAGTGTTGGGATTTACCGAACTATATTTTTAATCGTTATTGGGGTTTTAAGACACCAGGTAACGCGCGTGATATGGCGTGGTATCGCTATCCAGCGGGTTTTAAAATTTATAGAAAAACATCTAGCTTTATTCCTAAACCAGGTGACATAGCTATATGGACAGGTGGTAACTACAATTGGAATACTTGGGGTCACACGGGTATTGTTGTCGGCCCATCAACCAAAGACTATTTTTATAGTGTAGATCAGAACTGGAATAACGCTAACTCATACGTCGGTAGTCCTGCAGCAAAGATAAAGCATAGTTATTTTGGTGTAACTCATTTTGTTAGACCTGCATATAAATCGGAACCTAAGCCTACACCTATACCACCAGAAAATAAGCCTATACCGAAAGACCCTGAGCCGACAAAGAAACCCGAATCAAACAAACCAATATATAAAGTAGTGACAAAAATCTTGTTTACTACTGCGCGTATAGAGCTAGTAAAAGCAAATCGCTTTGTACACTACATCACCAAATCAGATAACCACAATAATAAACCTAATAAAATTGTTATCAAAAACGCAAACACAGCATTGTCTACAAATGACATTTACAAATATCGAGATGATTTAAACGAAGATGAAATTCCTCACTTTTTCGTCGATAGATTGAGTGTGTGGGCGTGTAGACCTATTGAAGAAAGCGTACAAGGTTATAACAATGCAATAGTTTTATCCATTACAGAAGCTAGAACTGCAGTGAGTGATAATTTTAAGATGAACGAAATCGAATGCTTATCACTAGCTAAGCTATTATTAGAGGCTAACGGTAAAAAGATGAACACAAGCTCTATTGTTATCGATAAAAGCTCTTGGAGAACGTTCAAATTGCACACTGGTAAAGATTCTTTGAAGTCTAGTAGTTTTACTTCTAAAGACTATCAAAAGGCTGTCAACGAGCTAATTAAGCTATTTAACGACAAAGATAAGTTATTGAACAATAAACCAAAAGACGTCGTAGAAAAAATAAGGATTAGAACAGTTGTTAAAGAAAATACAAAATTTGTGCCTAGTGAGTTAAAACCTAGCAATAACATTAAGGACAAGCAAGACAGTAAAATTGATAGAATCATTAGCAATTACAGCTTAAAACAAGCTTTAGATATTCAATTTAGTCTTAATCCAAAGCCCCAAACTTCAAATGGTGTAACTTGGTATACAGCTAGTTTAAATCAAACTAGGGCAGCGATGGACACTAATAAAATCTTTAACGATAACGTACAAGTTTATCAATTTTTGAAACTGAACCAATATCAAGGAATTTCAGTCGATAAATTAAACAAGTTGCTTGTTGGTAAAGGAACTTTACAGAATCAAGGTCAAGCGTTTGCTGATGGTTGTAAAAAGTACGGCGTTAATGAAATCTATCTGATTGCACACGCATTTTTAGAAAGTGCTAATGGTACATCATTCTTTGCGAGTGGTAGAACCGGTGTATATAACTATTTCGGCATAGGTGCTTTTGACAACAATACAAATAACGCAATGGAATTCGCACGTAGTCATGGATGGACATCACCTGCTAAAGCGATTATTGGTGGTGCCGAATTTGTTGGAAAAGGATATTTCGATGTAGGTCAAAATACTTTGTATCGTATGCGTTGGAATCCGAAGAAACCAGGTACACATCAATATGCGACTGATATTAGTTGGGCGAAAGTTCAAGCAAAAATGATTAGTGCAATGTATAAAGAAATAGGATTAAAAGGCGAATATTTTATATATGATCAATACAAAAAATAATTTACGGAGGTATTCAAATGATTAACTGGAAAATCAGAATAAAGCAAAAAACGTTTTGGGTGGCGATATTATCAGCCATCTTTTTATTTGCACAAAGTATCGCTAAAGTTTTGGGATACGACATTCAAGTTTATACAGAACAACTGACAGACGCGTTAAACAGTATTCTAGGGATTCTAGTTTTAATGGGTGTTATTCAAGACCCGACGACACAAGGAGTTAGCGACAGTCATCAAGCACTTAATTATGAAGAACCTAGACAAAAATATTGAGAGGTGAATGACATGAAAACATATAGTGAAGCAATAAGTCGTTTACGTTGGTATGAAGGTAGATACATTGACTTTGATGGTTATTGGGCATACCAGTGCATGGATTTAGCTGTTGATTACATTTATTGGTTGTTAGGCATTCGCATGTGGGGTAACGCTAAAGATGCGATTAACAACGACTTTAAAAATATGGCTACAATCTATGAAAATACACTTTCATTCGTCCCACAAGTAGGCGACGTGGCGGTGTTTAGAAAAGGTATTTATAAGCAATACGGTCACATTGGCATCGTATACAACAGTGGTAATACAAATCAATTTTTGATTTTAGAACAGAATTTCGATGGCAACGCAAATACGCCTGCAAAGTTAAGATGGGATAATTATTATGGTTGTACGCATTTTATACGCCCTCATTACAAAAGAGAGAATACCACTTCTAAAATCGCTAATAAAATCAGTCCACCATCACATAAAGCGGCAGGCAATTCAGCTAGTAAGATTATCAGTGGAAGTAGAGCGCCGTATAACCTCAAATGGTCAAAAGGTGCTTATTTTAATGCAAAAGTTGACGGTTTAGGTGCTACATCGGCAACACGGTATGGTGATAGCCGTGCAAATTATCGTTTTGACGTCGGACAAGCCGAATATGTACCAGGTACTTTAATTTATGTTTTTGAAATCATTAATGGTTGGTGTCGCATCTATTGGAATAATCATAACGAATGGATCTGGCATGAAAGACTGATTGTTAAAGAAGTATTCTGATAACAAAAGTAAAATATGATATACTATGTATATCCACGACATGATTAGAGGGTAGCCGTAATGGTTACCCTCTTTTTTTATGTTATAATTAAGTTGAAATAGCGGTACACATCTGCGGAGTGTACTCGAGGGTAACTGTTGCGACGGTTGCCTATTCACCCACCACACCCTAACTGGTGTGGTATTTTTTGTGCGAAAGATAGAAAAAGTTAGTGAAAATAGTAGACGAACGTATACGTATTTGTTATAATATATATAGGAGGTGAGGGAAATGAGGCGAAAACAACGAATAAAAAAAGAACACCGAGAAGATGTTGAGTACAAATTAAAGATTGCAACTTTTATCGTGTTACTCTTAACATTCATCTACAAGGTGTTCTAAGGTAAGACCCCGAATGGGGCTCCTTACCTCTCATTATATAAAGGAGTGGTTAAAATGAAAAGAGAAACGAAACAAAAAATTTCATTCGCTTTGACAATTGGCATTCTAATACTAGCAATTTTATTATTCATTATATAGGGGATTTCGCCTCATTTCATAATTATGGATAGTTTCCGAAAAGTTTACGAAAGCATTCAATATCTAATTAAAAATGAATCAATCACAAGTTACAAAATCGAAAAAGAAACTGGAGTAAGCAGAGCGAAGATTGGAAGATTAAGAAACGGCAAAAATAAAATCGACGATCTAACACTAGACACTGCTAAAAAATTATACAATTACCAAAAGGGGTTGGAAGTAATGGAAAAATCAAAAAATAAGGTAGTAGAATTAGAAAATGAAAATAATATTACATTAATTGATAGTATCGGTCAGTATTTTACTGACATCGAAAACGACAATAACGGTCGTTTCAACGTTGAATATGTTTTGTTGAATAAAGTTGAGCATGACAATGGCAAGATGTATTATGAAGTTCAAATCAATAGAACTGAAGAAGTGCCATTCGACGATATGGTTACAAAAGATAATGTAGACGCTTTAGAATCTAAATGGCTCGAACTAGATCAAGCCGGAGAAAATTATATAGAAAGCATCTTCTTCGAAAATGAACAAGATGCTGAAATTTATATTACGTTAGTACTAAAAGGTAATAAAAGTTTTGCTGGCATCGCAAAAGATATTGGCGTAATCGAATAA